CTCAAGATGATTAAGGAAAGTCAGATTGCAATCAACGAACACCCAAACCTTGAATCATTCAACCAACCAGACTTTTAATCGTAACGTTACTATCAAATATTATTGTTTAACTTAATTTACGTAAATTATGACACAAGAAGAGAAAATTAAAGACTTGGAGGGACGTATTGCATTGATTGATGCTGACAACTCTGCATTATGTGCTGACCTTGCTCACTGGAAAAAGGTTGCCGCGGGGCTAAAAGGAAGAATGCAACAAATGTCTGTAGAGTTGCAAAAGTCAAACACGGCCATCAAAGAGAAAAGCAGGACTATTGCTGGCTTGGAATCACAAGTAAAGGAAATGTCTGAAACACTAATGAAGAAGGCGAACAGGATAGAAGAACTTAAAGACGAACTGTCTGTTTCAGAAGCCAACCTTGAATACTACAAGTCTCTACCTTGGTGGAAGAAGATTCTGTAATAAAAATGATACTTGACACATTGAACGCCCCTATCTAACACAGACGGAGGCGTTCTTTTTTGTTCAATGAAAAATATCAGAAAAAGCAGTGTGCGTTTTATTGTGTCGTAGAAGGTGTTTCAAGACAATTTAGCTGTATCTCTCCGAGAATGTAAGTATTACCTCCTCTGTGAAGTTTTACGGTTTTTGGCTCTACTTTATCTATACACACACAGTGTACCTGTTTGCCGACATAAGAGCTTTTTATCCACACATCGGTATTGGTCATGTAGTCAACGAATAAATCATAGACGGTTTGCGTGTCTATCGTTGCGTTAGCATAACGCTGACCGACAACAAACACAACCTTTATATTCACGTTTTCGCGAACTATCTGACCATTGTTGGATGTAATCATAAAGTCTGTTCCACCAGTAATCCACTGCTCAACGTATACATTCAAAGCCTTACCGCGAGAATCAAGCCCTTCGACTGCAAGAACGTTTACCCCGTCAAAAAGTGTTGTTACATCAACAAAAGAACCGTTTGCAGAGTTCTTTATGAAATATTTGTTGGTATTCTTCTTTGCCATAATCCTTATAATCTTAGTTCTTTGTTAAACACCTTCGGTTCTTTTAAGCAGAACTTGCCAAGTTCTACACTTGCTTTGTCAGAATACTTGTATATTGTCACATTGCTTTCTTTGTCAACGTCATCAAGGATAATCTTGCTATCATCAAATAGCATAACAATAACGCTGTTATACCCATCGCATGACAGATGTACTTCCGAGCCACAAGCGCAATATATTTTAACTGCTTTACACGTTGGAATTTTCATTGATGGTATAGTCGCCCACATAACGGCCAAAACGTCGCCAGAAACGCTTAAATCGCCGTTATAGCCAACGTATAGTTCCGTTTTGTAGTTTCCAATAACACCATCAACATCGACCCCAGTATATTTTCCGTTAATGTAGTCGCCAAATTCACTTAGTATATATTCCTTGCTTAGTCCCTTGTTTTGATAGCAATGAGCAAAGAAATAAGGTAACGACTGTTCTTTCATGACAAGCCGCACAAGCATTTCTTTGTCATCACCGCATTTTCGCCAAGCGGACTTGTATTCTGCGCATAGTGGGGTTGTTATTTCCCCACTTAACGCAGCTTTATAGAATCTAAACATGTCTCTTTCCATAGTGCAAAGATAATAACTTTTTTGTTTACTTCCAAATTTACGACACTAATTCTACCCTTACCGCCTGTCCACTTGGATTAGTCCAACCCTCAAGGATTCCTTGAATAGCCATTTGGACGGCATAAGATTGTTGTAATTGCAGCAACATCTGTGCTTGTGTTGCGACTTGTACATCCATATCCATACCAACAACGGCATCACGAATCTGAGTAAGCAAGTCACTTTGTAGATATACTTGCTGTGAGACACCATTCATGTAGGCTTCCAATGCCCCTGCTGTATCTTCGGTAACACCCTGAATACCCTGTTGAAGTTGACTGAGTTGTTTTTCAGAGTCTTGACCAAAGTTCCAATTCTCTTGAATCTTCTCTAGAATCTGGTTGAGGTAGTTTTCTTTAAACTCCTTTCCAGCCTCTCCATAGTAGTCAATTAATTCTCCAGTTGCATCAAGCGATGATTTGTCAAGTTCATCTTGCAAACTAGACATATTGTTGTCGAGCATAGCCAAATATGCATCCATGATTTTCTGTGCAAGACCACTCTTCCAAGCATTCCAAAACCAATTTCCTCTTTCTATACCATACATGTCTCCAACCTTACCCACACCAAGTGATTCAAGAATTTGGTTGAACATCTCCCTGTCGTTGTCGTAAATCCACTCAGAAACATCACCTGCATCCATTGTGCGTAGGTTTGTCATGTGACTGGCAAGGTCTGCCATCTTTTTTGATGATTCCTCTGTATACTTTTCAAGTATTTCATTAGCACCATGTTCAAGCGTCTTAACCCACTGTGATAGCACTTGACTGACAATTGACTTCATTATCATGTTGTCAATCATGTCAGACCACTTTTCTTCAAACACCTTCATAGCATCTTCTCCGTTCTTGAAAGCCTCAATCATTTCCGAAATCATGCTTTCAAAGAAATCTCCATGCGAAGATATTCCAAGCAAATCATTTACGGCATTCTTGGTAAAGTCCTTGATTTCGTGTTCAAGGTCAATGATTTGTCCTCTTATTTCGATAATCCTATCCTCATCCCTATCCTTGCCGTCGCGTGATTGTTCAAGTGCAAGTTGTCTTTTCAGTTCCGCAAGTTGAAGTTCTTTGTTTGCTTTCATTGCTTCTTTAGCACCAGATGTTGCAGCACCAAACGCATTTTCTGCCGCATATTCAAGTTGCTTGTATGCGTTTTCAAGACGCTTTACAGCACGCTCGGAATCTTCAATAGCAGACTGGATGGAGTCTTTTCCTGCAAAGATGCTGAACAGTGAAGAAGCAAGACCGAGAGCACCACCGATTGCTGCTCCCCAAGGCCCGAATACAGAACCAGCAGCTGCTAATGAAAGCGTCTTGTCAAGTGTACCAGTTATACCTTTTATCGTTTCAGCTGTACCTTTGTCTCCAAGAGACTCAAATATGCCTGCAAACTCGTCACCGACGGTTTTAGCCATCGCTCCTATTGCTTGAAGACCGCTCACGACATCCTTGAAATCAAGCTTACCTACTTCTTTCTGCTTTTTCTTTAAATCTTCCAGTCGTTTCTTTGCGGAATCCAGTTTACTGAAAAGCTCGCTTGTGGACTCTCCCTTTTCAATAGCACTTTCTATTTGTTCCCCAAGTCCCTGTATTTCTTTTTCCGTGTCATTTATTGCTTCGTTGTAATCAACAGTCCTGTTCTTTGCTTCTTTCATCGCAGTACTGATAAGCTTGAACGGGTTGCCTTTTCTCTGCTCCTTATACAGAGCTATGAGAGCTTTGTTTATTTGCTTAATCTGCTTTGGTTCGAGGTTTGACGCTGTACGCTTGTACTCCTCAATACGCTCAATCAGCATACCAAGAGCTTTGTCTGTAAAACCAGCAAGGTCTCCTGTAGCGACAATCCAGTCTGGAGTCCTCATGAACTCGTTAAAGTCAAGCTCAGCATATCTCCTGTCCCTCCTGTTTGTAATTGCGTCCATAACAGACTGACTTGCACCTCGTTTGCGTGCAATCTCCATGTCCTTCTCATACTCCTCGGTTATCTGTTTGCGCTTGAACTCATACTCAGCGTACTTCTCAAGCATTTTATCCCACTCCTGTATCTGCTTCTTGGTCTCGTCAGAGCGAACCTTGTACAAGAAGGAGCGTACATCACTTATACCCTTTATCAAATTACTGCTAGCATCCTTTCCAAGAGAAGAAACCCAAGCGTCAAACTCACTTCTGCTCATGAGTTTTTCGATGTCAATAGACGCAATACCTACATCTGGACTATTCTTCAGCATGGTGTTGATGCGCTTCTGTGCAAGTTTAAGAGCTTGCTCATAGTCCTTTGGAAGCTCTTCAAGGTTTATTCCAAAGTAGTCCGCGAACATACCTCCGAGTTCTGGGTTAGCGTCCAGTTCGACAGCCAACTCATATTCGTCTTTCAACTTGCCAAGCTCATTGTTCAAGCCCTTGGTAATCTTTGTAAGGTCGTACTTTTCAGCGTCAACATTCAACGTGTTCACCTTTGTCTGCAGCTCCTTAATCTCCGCAGGCTTTGCACCACGCTTTAGTAGTGCGTTGAGTTGAGACTGTAGCATATTGACAAGCTCTCTCGGATTCTCAATGCCAGCAAACTTCGATAGGTCAAGTTTCTGCAAGCCGTTCTTTTGCAATACACGGTTGATTGCGTTGACAGTTTCATCCCAACCTCTTGTTGCACGCTCAACGGCATTGGCGTGAGACATACCCTCCTTGGTTAAGTCCTTGTATATAGACCTAACCTTGTCGATGGTAGATAACTCTTCTTTGAGAGCCTTTGCAAGTTCTGATTCGGCTTGCTTTGCAGCCTTATTTGCGGCTTTTTCGTCTTTCTTTTCCTTCTTTCCGTGACCACCTTTTGCCTCTGCGTCAGCCTTGTCTTTTTGTGCTTGTGTTAGCTCCTTCTCTGCATCTGCAAGTTCTTTAGTTTCCTCTTTTGACTTTTTCTTTTTGGCATTAAGTTCGTTGATGCGAGTTGTTAGTCTTGCTATCTGTGCGTCAGCTTCATCAACAGCCTTATCATACTCTCCAAGCTGCTTGTAAACCGTTTTAGAGTCTTCTGTGGAGATTGTCATCGGAATAAAGATGCTCCATTGATTTGCGCTCGTAACCCAGCTTTTTAAATATCCAAAAGCATCGTCATAAGACATCTTATGTTCTTTTGCATATTGAGTAACCATACGTTTAACCCACTCTGCATGTTTGCCTTCTTGGAAGTTTAGGCTCTTAATATCTTCCGCGTCCATATTGCGGAACATTGCTGTGGTTTCCGATATATGCTGCTCTTTCAGCCACTTTGTAAAGCGTTCCCACTCTACTTTTGAGCGTCCATTAGTTTCATCCCAATTTTTATACCTTTCTATATCTGCTGCTAATGCTTCTCTAACACTGTCGTCGTGGGAAATTTTAAGTGCAGCTCGTTCATCGTTAATTCTTTGCAGCAGGGCTTCTTTTGCGGCCTTAGAACGAGCTTCTTCCATTTCGAGTTGAAGAGTGTATGCCTGTTGTGGATTTAACTGATTCTTTAAAATCAGATTATCTGTAAAAGTCTTAAATGCTTCGTTTATTTTAGACGTATCTCCACTCCAACCCTTCAGTTCTATAAAGTCAATAATGGACTGTTTTGTTACTTGTATGTCTTTTCTGAATTTTTCAAGTTCCGTTTCGTAGTTTTCCACGAACTCCTTGGCCTCGTCTTGAAATACGTTTTTGAAGCCTTCGTCAGTGCGGCTTGTTGATGCGACTTTTCTTGCATTCACAACAGAACCGTACTTTTCTTCAATCTTTGAAAGCCACATATATGCGTCTTGCAGGTTTCCGATAGTGCCATCTGGAAGTAAGCCTAAGTTCCACCATGCAGACCAATCTCTCTCAAGTTTGATTGAGCTATCTCCAAGCTCTTTTATTGCAGCAGACACAGACTGTATGCTTTCTATCATTGCAAACCCTTGTCTAAGTCGTTCGCTAACATTTTCAATAGAAAGAAGCTTGCTGATATATTCGTCGCTTGCGTGAGAAGACAACTCTATTTGTTCACGAAGAACCTCCCACGCCTTTTTTGCTTCTTCGCTATTGATGTCAACTGGTGTTTGTTTGCCGTTTTCCGTCTTATACAAACTTTCACGGAGACCGCTGTAATTTTCTGAAAATTTCTTTAAGTCATTATACGTGTTCTCTGCGTTCTCTCGAAGAGTTTTGTTGAACTCCTTCATGGCTTCGTTACCTCGTAAAATATCAACAACAGCAGCAGCGGCAAACGTCGCAAGTCCCACCCACAGTGCTGTGGATGACATTCTTGCAGCATTCGTTGATGATGCGAGAGAACGTAAATTGTTCGATAGTCGATTACCGAGTACGGTCTCTAACGCTATGGCTTTGTTTGTACCCATCACAACTCCATAATAAGCCAGTTGCGCCGCTTTGACAATACCGAAACCTATAGCAAGGTTTGTAACCATCTTGCTTATGTTTTTCCACTGCAAAAACAACTCTTTAAGCAATCCTATACCTGTCGAAATAGTTCCTTGTTCAGACGCTCCTATATCGTTAAGCATATTGTTCCATGCAAGTGTAAGGTTTGCAAGTTGCACTTTTAGCGTTCCAGCCATTTTTGCTTGGAAGTCAAAGAACTTGCCGCCTTCGTCTGTCATCTTGTTTATGACTTGCATGACATCAGTCATATCAATAGCCTTCTTCTTAATCCTATCGTAGACATCAGCGGTGCTAACCATCTTGCCTTCAAGCTCTGTGTAGTGCTCTGCGAGTTGCTTGACAAGAGGAATGCCAGCATTTGAGAACATACGAGCGTCACGCGCATTCAAATAGCCATAAGCCTTAATCTGTCCGAGGGCATAGGTAAGACGTTCGATAGGAATACCAACGGCAGCAGCCATGTCAGCCAAACGTCTTGTAGTGTCAACAACGTCCTTTGCGGCAACGTCGTATGCGGTAAGTTGTTTTGCAGCAGTAGACAATTCAATAAGGGTATATGGAGACACAAGAGCCATCTGTGACAACTCGTTAAATATTCGAGTTCCTCGTTCAGCAGAGTCAATCAAAATACCAAGCGCACGCTCGTTCATTTCGTATTGAGAACGAACTTCTATGAGATTCTTGACAAACTGTGTACTTGCTCCAACCGTAAAATAGAACGCAAGTCGGTTCTTCATGTAATTCCAAGAGCGACCAAGAGCTGTGTTGCTCTTAATCATTTCATTCGACTTACTCATCCATTTGTCGGCATCCTTTTGGAGTTTTGCAAGAGCCTCGTCAACCTGCTTTATTTCGTTTGTGGCGTTTGGCTTAGTCAAGTCGATTCCTTGTTTGTACGCACGAAGACGCTGCATTTTGTAAGCAATGTCGTCAAGAGTCTTCTCATCAAGACCCATTACCGATTTAAAGCTTGTAGGTCTTGATAATTGCTGTTGTGCCTTTTGTGCTTCTCTTTGTAACTCTTGAAATCTTCGTATCAAAGCCTGTCCAAATGGAGAGTTTCTTTCCTCGGCAGACATATTAGAGTACGCTTTCTGTACTTGTTTTAAAGCACTTTGAAGTTTGCTTGCAGATGCAGTTGTTTCGTCAAATATCTTAACATCCTTTACCTCAACGCCAGCTTTGCTCGCAATAAACTTGCGAAGCATATCTGTTGTTGGTGCTGCGTATGTCGTGGTTGTCGGAGAAATGTATTCCCTCCTTGCTTTTGCGATTTCCTGCTCTATACCAAGACGCTGTTGTTCTGCTTGAACAAGTTTTTCTTCGGTAGCTGCTTGCTGCTTTGTGTTTTGCTCAACAGCCATACCAGCAGTAAGGTATTCTTTTTGGTAATTAACTTGCTGTTCTTTATGCCTAACAAGTTGCGCCTCTATTTCGCCTTGTTTCTTTGAAACATAATATGTTGCATCTCCTATTTGATAAGAGTACGTTCCAGTTTCCTTCCACTGCTTACTTTCTCTGATAGCTTGTGCTTGTTTGCGGATTTCCTCTGTATATTGTTGAGCGGATTGCGTAGTTTGTTGCTGTGTTGTATTGACTTGACCAATAATTTGTTCGAGTTTACGAATTTCAGCCTCTGTAGATGCAATTTGTGAATTGCTTAGGATGCCACGCTCACGCATATCGCGCAACAACGCCTGTAACCGTTCAAGCTTTGCTTGAGCAAGGTCGATTTGGTCTGTTGGAATCTTTGTTGTTCTGGCAAAAGCAAGTTTGTATTGGTCGTCAATCAGCTTTTTCTCTGCGGCTGACTCTTTTTCTCTTGCTTTTGCGCGTTGTTCGTACATTTTATCAATTTTGCCGCGTAAAGATGTAATAGCATTACTAACGCGGTTAATGTCTGCTTCTGATATGTCAACAATCTTGCCACTCTTCTTGGCTCGCATTTCATCAAGAAGAGCCTTTAATCGTTCGATTTTACGATATGCGTCAAGAATGTCATTTGCGGGGAGCGACAACGCTCCTCTGAATTGCTCACGAAACTCTTTGTTCTGTATCTTTGCAGCCTCTTTAGAAAGTCTTTCTTGTTCCTTGTAGTAAGCACGCATTTGCTCTATAACAATATTACGTCTTCCAGTTTCATCTTCAAGTTGTTTATTGATAGATGAGGACGTTTTTTGCGACTGCTTTTCCAATTCTGAATAATACTTTCCTAATTGTTTGAGTCTGTCGTCAACCGCAGTTAAATCAGAAACAACCCGCTTTCCATCAAATGCGTTCGCCCATTGGTTAGCATCGGCTCTTGAAAGTGCCGATTGCTTTAGTTTGTCGTTGTACTCAACAATACGCGCAAGAGCCTGCTCGTAACGCTTATAGTCTTCGGAAGATGGCAAAATTCCACTTGCTCGCTTTGTGTTGAACTCACTAACCGTTTGTCTTGCTTTGGATAATGCAGCAGCAATTTGGTCAAAAGACATTTCACCCTCTTTGCCTTGTCTTTTTATTTCGTTTGTAGACTTTTTAACTGCGTCTGTAAATTCGTCCTGAGCCTTTGTCTGCTTGGCAATCCCACCATCATTAGAGCCTTTAGCACCAAAGTTGGTGTCGCCTATTTTTTGTAAACTCGCTTGAATCTTTCCGACAT